TGCTTACGAGCAGTATCTTTACCTGCGTCTGTTCCATTGTTCCAGAGTTGTGAGTTGTACTCAGATACTGGATCTTTTTGTCCCAAAGTAGTAAGGGAATTTTCAATGTACCAACCACCAGGACCTTGGAAGGCGTGGGAGTATAGTTTTACAAATGGTAGATCTTCACCATCTGGTGCAGGTAGAAAACGAATAACAGCATAGCCGTTACCGCCTTTGTCTACTTCTAGTTTCCATAGACGATCATCACCTTGACCGCCATTGTTACTCATCTTTTCGACTTCTTTTACCAATTTAGCGGTAAGAGAGCCCAGTTTGGATTGTTTCTTTAAAGATGCAAAAGACATTTAGATTTCCTCGGATTAATTTGGATTTAATTGGATTTGATTTAATTATAACAAAGATTCAATCAATAGTCAATACCCTGTCTAAGAGCTTCTATTGTTTGAGACATACCACTGAATAATACGGATATATCAGTTCCTGCAGGAAAACCCAACAAGATAACAGATTTTTCCAATTCAGCTTTCATCTTCTTAGCACTTGGATCATCAGATAAGGATAACCTTGTATACATGACCCTCTGCATTTCTAACAATTCAGTTAGATTTTCAATGTGTTCTATTTTCTCTTCACGAGATAATGAAACATAATCTTGTGAAGTATTATATACCATAGTTTGAAGTTCATGAATATCTCTCATCTCTCTCTGAACTATTTCAGAATCGAAAAAGTTACTCATTTACTATACCTCTAAGTATATTTTTAAAATGGAATACATTAATATTTATGAAGGGAAGATACTTCTTTAATTTTAGACTTACGGTTTCCCATACAGGATCTGTCAATTTTTTATCAAATCTTTTTTGAAATGAGAACACCTTTTCTAAAATAGCAAGAGTCTCTAAACTAATATCACCACCAAGATATTTTTTTAGAACTATTGGATGTCCCTTCGAGCAATTGAATACTTCGTCTAAGTTTTTCTCCGATAGTAATTCGCTGCTTTGTTCTGTGAACAAGTAAGTCAAACTCTGTTGACGTTTCATCCATTCTGAATATGTTCTTTCTCCAGAATTGATAATTTCTCCAATCCATAAATTTTGTGGGTTACTAGCGTTTATAAAGTTTGATAAAAGAAAATCAACAACTTCTTGATCTGAATACTTCCTGGAAGTTTTCTCAAACCAATACTTATCCTTTCTTTTATTAAATGATGTCATTGTAGCACGAGATTTACCTCCATACTTAAAAAAGTCAAATTTAGGGTTAGTAAAATGACTTTTCATTGATAAGTATGTTCGATAAGTCTCAAACGGTGTCACCTTCATCCTCTTCAGCTTCAAATTCAGTAATCGCATCAATAGGAACTTCAGCATTTCCTATACGATACCAATGTACATTTTCACCTGTCTTATAACTTGGACGTTCTCCAATATATTCAAGGTCAGGCATATTATAATCACGTAGAATCGCTTGTAAGCGATAATGTAACAAATCTAATTCTGAAATTTCCATTTTGAACCATCCTGTACATTTTCCATGTTTGTTTCTGAATGTTCTGTTACAATTCTCCACGCTTTATCTTTATGACAAGTATCAAGATCGTAATAAAAATATTGACGACCATAGTTATTAGCCTTAACTAACCAACCTAAAGGAGATAATATACCAGATTGAGATGATGTTTTAAAATCATCAACTGTATTTTCATCAGGATCCCAATTCCAAGGAACACATGAATCTACAGTTAATATTGTACTAGAAGACATCATTGCTGTCAACTGTAAATATCCCATATGATAATCTTCAAAAATATTTCTAATATAAAATCTATCATAATCTATATCAATATTATCAACCTTCTTAACCATATGGCCATTAAACTTAACCCCATTAGTAGAATGTAATATAAGATCAGGTGAAATATCCGATACTTTATTATTCAGACATTTATCACCTTCCCACTGCCACATATCATTACATATTAATCCACATACTTTATATTCTCTATCACTTCTATAAGGTAACTTAAAAGTATTAATTTCTTCACCAGGAACATTATTAACATCTATACCAACCAAACATATTTTCTTAGTTATCGAATATAAGTCACCAAATTCATTATAATGTCTTATTTCATTCCTATAAACATCTCCAATTATTTCATTTTCCTGAAAACATGTACCCAAGTGTAATGAAATACCAAGTCCTTTTTGTTTATCTTCAACTTCCTTTAAAGCATCAAATAATTCTTGTTTATTAAAAGTCCATTTAGGTCCATATCCAGAAAGTGATCCTTCTGGAGTAAGAAGATGTTCTACTTTATTTTCCTTTGCCCAATCAAGTGCTTTAAAAATTTCTTGTTTATTAAATTGTATATCAGTACTAACTGGTATCTGAGCACCAGCTATTCTTACTTTATTGTTTAATAACATTTAACATCTTTCCAACCCTTTTTCCGTACAACTAATGCCCTTTCACTTTCATCAACATTATCTTTAATAGTAAATCCTCTTCTAGCAAACATTAAATTAAAAGATAAACTTATTCTTACATGATCAGTAGTATTAGCTCTAGTTCCATGACCCATAAATCCTGGCCACATATGAAGAAGACCTTGTTTTAAAGGAGCATCTGAATTAGTCACAGCACATGATAGATCCATAACTATATTTCCTACTTTATCACTATGAGCATCCTGAAAAAATAAACTTCCATCTCTACCATTAGTCTGTAAATAATAAACACCAGAGATATCAGCACTACCATGAGTATGTTGAAGAGCATGTTCACCCTTAGTAGTCTTAGTTAACCAAGAAGAATCAATAAGATATTCTATTGGTATCTTATTATTAAAAGTATGAAGATATGCCGTAACACTCTCATGTAAATATTTTAAAAAATGTTTACAATTATATTCCTTTAAAATATTACTAGCAAAAGCATTTGGTGATAATGAATGAGAAGTATCTGGTCTATTTGATAATTTTTCCCATTCCGTTTTTTCTACTACAGAAGTCAGTTCCTTTTGAATCTTCTTGTATATAAATCTATCACTGACATCATCAGTATAAATTGGAATTGGAAATATAGGGAATACTGGCATTATATTGGTAATTTAGCTTTAGAAGTTGCTTTCATAAAATTAAGACGAGTTGCATCCCATTTTAATCTTTCTTTTAAAGGTTTTGAAATAAGTTTAGATACTGATTCTACTTCAATATTATTACTTTCACAATAATAACATATAGCATCAATATAATTAAAACCTTCCTCTGCTACAATCTTTTCAATTTCCATAGCAAACTTTTGAGGTGTGAGAAACTTGCTCTCTATCGCCTTTTCTAATTCTTTATTTGGTTCCATAGAGTTCCAGTTTATCGTTAACAAATTTGTTAATGTATTCTCCGAGAAGTTTGATGTACTTCGCTTTGTCTCGTTCTTCATAAATTACACACTCACCATTTTCACAGGCCATAATGATTACAAGTTTTTTAATTGATATTCCCGTCATCTCATACAGCATACAACCGTATGCCATGCACTGAACAAAATAGTGTTCTATCCAATTCCGTGGTTTAGGTTTCTTAGATGTCTTAAAATCTATTATCGCTAACTCTCCATCATATTCAGCAATACAATCAACAGTTCCAGCAATACCTAATTCTTTACTATATAGCGGTCCTTCCAGAGCGTATATATTGTTTATTTTATTTAATTTACCCTTGGCAATCTTAAATAAAAAGTCTGAAATGGGACGCACTTCAGGTAATTCTTCATTCTTTAGATAGTGTTCTGTAAGAGTGTGCATATCAGTTCCACGAGCAGTTGCTGCTTTCGTGATCTTATCTGCCTCTTCATTACCTACTCTTTTTCTCCACTTAACAAAGATCTCTTTATTAAAATGACTTGTTACTGATGTAATAGAAACCATTTTAACGAGTTCTTCCTCATCAGGTATCTTATAATAACGAACTCCATCTATATGCTCTCTTTCAAGAGGTTGGAGGTCTAATTCAACGTGATCAAATGCCATAACGGTTACACCTCATTGATGGTATTTTTTTAGCAAAGCAATCAATATCTTTAACGAAAAAAACTTGGGTTAATCTGAAATCTTCGTTACTCATCCAATAATTTGTTTGAGTATGATCTTGTTCACCATCATAGCATATAATTCTATTATATGCATTTTTAACCTCCATTTGAACATCAAAAGGTTTATTATTTTCAATTAATGATCTTTCATATTTTTTTATAGAATTAACATCAACTTGCTTTTCCATACCTAAAACTTCACCAGAAACTATTGGTAATGGAGGTGTCTCTTCTCCAAACTTTCTTTTGAAAATAGTAGTTCCACTATTAGGATCTGGATTTTTACTTAAATATACAACTGCTGCCAATAAAGCACCATCTTTATGAATCCATCCCTTATTTACTGGATGCTCTTTTTTATTAGAAAACCTCCATGTTTTTTGAAATGATGTTTGACCTATAACGCCAATATTAGGTTCATCAAAATCATCAAACATTGATAAGAATTTATGCATACAGGAATGATACAAATTCTTATCAATTTTAGATAAACATTTTGTTCTACAACCAGGATAACGACCTAGATCTGAATGATAATCTAAAGAAAGAGCAAAATCTACTATACTATCTGGATCTTTATAAAATCCATCATAACAAACTGTTGGAAATCTCATATTCCACCATATCTAGTAATTCTTGCTTCTGGTATTAAATGATTAGGTAATTTTAAATCCGTAAAGAAAAAAACTTGTGTTAATCTAAAGTCATCATCAGTTGGCATCCAATAATTTGTTTGAGTATGCATATGCTGACCACTATAAACAATAGCTTTATTATAACGGTTTTTAACCTCCATTGTCAATTTAAACATTTTATTATTTTCAACAATATGTTCTCTAAACCATTTAATATCATCAATATCAGAAACATCACCCTCACCCATAACACCATCATATTCTTTTGATTTTGGAGTTTCATAAAAGTCTTCTTCTTCATTAATATCATAAAAAGAAGTACCATTATCAGTTAATGGATTAGGATCCAAATAAACGACAGCAGCAATCATTACTTGACCATCATGATGTATCCAACCCTGATTTACTACATCATTAGGATCACTTGAAAATCTCCATATTTTTTGAAATGCCGTTACACAAGTATATTTTACTTCAGGATGATCAAAATTACCTAATAATGATAATACCTTTCTTGCACTATAGTTAGCAAAATTTTTATCAATATGATCTAAAGTATTAGTTCTCAATCCAGGATGAGATCCACACTTATTATGATATTCAAGTTTAAGAGCAAATTCTCTTACACTATCAGGATCTTCATAGAAATCAGAAAAACTTAATGAAGGAAAGTGATATCTCATAAACCAGATCCAAGTTTAGCAATAATGTATTCTTTGACAAGTCCTGAACGAACTATGTCATCAACACCAAATTCTATTATATCAAAAGAAGGCATTTTACGCAAAACACCCATAAAGTCTACAATACCATTACGATCATTAGTTTTGGTAAGATCACTCTGACTCGCATCACCACAGAACATAATTTTTGAGTTTTCGCCCACACGAGTGATAATAGAATCTAATTCGTGGAAATTGAGGTTTTGAAACTCATCAACAATCACAATAGAATTATCTAAAGTAGTACCACGAATAAATGAAGTACTCCAGAACTTAATACTTTCCTGTGCCTTTAAGTTGCCATAAAGCATCTCAAAATCAGCATCAGAAGGCATTTGGAACATATACTTCACCATATTCTTATATGGTATCTGATAGATGTCTGCCTTATCTTCATGATCACCAGGCAAGAACCCAATTTCACGAGTAGATACTAATGAACGAACCAAATAGATTCTCTCATATGGAGTATCTGTAGAAAGAACATCTTTTATAGCATTATATAAGGTAATAAATGTTTTACCTGTACCAGCAATACCATAAGCAATTAGATGCTTTCCTTCTTTATAAGAATCAAACAATCTTTTCTGATTATCTGTTAGTGGTTCAATATCAACAAGATAATCAGTATTAATTGGTTTCTTTCTTTTTATTTGTTTGGTCGTCAATCCAACCCCGATAGGTTGTTCGACCTTCTTTTTTCTAGGCATATCAAAGAGTTTTTATGGTAGGATTTCTTGGAGCTGCGTTTTGTGCCTTCTTTAAAATACTATTCCAACCAGGTGCTTTCTTTCTTAACTTATCTTGCCATTCACCCACTTCACCTACACCAGGTAATGTTGATGGGTCTGAATAGTCTCTCAACCAATCAGGATTATCAGCACACCACTGATCCCAATCATGGATACTCATTTTAACTTCCTTTTGTTCACCTGTTTTTGTGTTTACTACTGGATACGTTGCCATTAGTCTCTCCTCCTTTTCCAATCACAATACATGTTACCATAAATCATTCCTTCATGAGCTTTGATATCTCGCCCTTCAAGAAGTTCTATCTGTTGAGCAGATAAACTACCTCTCATTTCTTTGAGATATAATTTTTCCCATTGAGGAATATCTTTTATATATTCAAGATTTGGTCTTTTCTTAGCAATCACTTGTTCTTTCTCACAGGTACTTCAATTGTCCATGATGGTGATTCGAGTTTAACCATCTTAAATTGCTGTCTATTCTTCTCATATGTAGCAGCAGGTTCATTACCAGCAGTTTCACCATAATTAGGTTTATTTGGATCTTTTAAACCCATATAATCTAATATAGCACCATCTACCATAAAATAGAGTGTATCCCAAGTTATGGTTTCTCTTAGTTTAACTGCTATTCTATCTATATCCTCACCATCAAGATACTCTCCAGATGCTACTGCCTTTGAGTAATCTTCATACTGAGTTAAGAGTTTTGCTCTTGCTTCTACCAACTCATTGAGGTTGATAGTAATTTTGATATCATCATTAATTGCCATAATTAAGTCCAACCAAGTGCTTCGGAAACGGAAGGGAATTGTTCTACAAATATGGATCTTGCCTTCTCCACAACATCCATATGCTCTTTCTGTGTACCGTGTGCAGATCTCAAATTAATGTAGTGAATCCAAGAACGGCACGA